AATTAGTGGCGTTTAACAACAATTACTTTAATTTAAAAAATGCTAAGGAAAATGATAAGTGGACTATTAAGTTTGACAATCAAACATGTATAAAAGATGGGGATTTTGATGAACCATATATATCCTTCAAAGACCTTGATGAGTCGATTAATTTTATGAAAGAGGTATGTTCTCAGTATGACCCAATCATACAGGCATTTTTGGATAATACTAATATCAACGGAGACTTAGCATTAACGTATACTTATTTATGGTATTACACATTGAGGTTTACAAAATTAGACAAACAATTAAATGCGGGTAGTAATATTGATGACTCAATAATTGCAACTATTAACTCTGAAAAAGAGACTAATACTGAATCGAAAAAAACCTTTGATAAGGGGTATGACGTATTTAAGAGAAAGATAAAAGCTTGGGATAACAACTAAAATCAAGAAAAACACTAATTAACATATATTTATTAATAAAAACGTTATGGATACAAAATCATTATTAGACCAGTATTTGTCAAAAGACACTAGAATTACTGAAAAAGATGCGGGTAACGGTTACAAAGAAGTTTGTGATTTGGACACAGGTGACTGTTATACTGTTAGAATGAGAGACGGCCTTATTGAAAGAGTGGACAACACAATGCAATTAAACAGAACGTTGAAGGTTGAAACTCCACAAGGTGTGAAAACTCTTCTAAACGGTTAAAAAAATATAGTTATGTCAATAGATAAAAAAATATTAAGTGAAATTGAAAGATACAGAAAAATTAACGGTTATCTTTCAGAACAAGAAGAACCAGTAGACCCAGCAGTTGAACCTGAAGCTGATTTAGCGGCAGAACCTGAGACTGATTTAGGTGGTGAGTCTGAACCTGTAGATGTTGAATCTGACCCAGATGTTGAGGTTGTTGATGAACCAGGTTCTGAAGAAGTTGAAGTAAGTGACACTGAAGAAGGTGGTACTGAAGAATTAGATATTACTGATTTGGTTACAACTCAGAAAGATATGTCTGAAAAACAAGAAGAATATATGGAGACTATGATGGATAGGTTAGAAGATTTAACAAGTAAACTATCTGACATGGACCAAATTTTACAAAAGATTAACGACTTAGAAAACAAAGTTGAGAAGTACCGTCAAAAATCACCTGAAGAAAAATTACAACTGAGAAGTTTAGATAGTTATCCTTACAATCAGAAACTAACAGATTTCTTTATGGATAAAGGTGAGGAAATGGAAAGAAGCGGTAAAAATGAATATGTATTAACTTCTGATGAGGTTGAAAACTATTCAGATGGTGACATCAAAAAATCTTTCGATGCTCCGTTTGAAGATGACCAAATGTAATTGACAAAAAGAAAATCCTATACTATAATAAGACCACACTTTGTGGTCTTTTTTATTTTATAACCATTTGACTAAATAGACTAATGTGTTATATTTAAAAGAGAGTAATAAGAATAAATTTTTAAAAGAGTAAAAAGAGAAAAACATGGCAAATGCATTAGACGCAGTCCTTGCTCAGTATGAGAAAAATACTGCAAAGACAAACAACGGAAACCAGTCAATGTCTCAAGAAGACAGACTAAAACGTTACTTCACAACGTACCTACCTAAAGGTACTAAATCAGGACAAAAGAGAGTTCGTATCCTACCAACTCCTGACGGTTCTTCACCATTCAAAGAAGTATGGTACCACGAGGTACAAATCGATGGTAAGTGGACTAAATTGTATGACCCAGGTAAGAATGATGGTGAGCGTTCACCACTTACTGAGGTTTACGAAGAATTAATGTCTACAGGTAAAGAGTCAGACAAAGAATTGGCTCGTCAGTACCGTCCACGTAAGTTCTACATCGTAAAACTTATTGACCGTGAAAATGAAGACCACGGACCTAAGTTTTGGAGATTCAAGGACAACTACAAACAAGAAGGTATTTTGGACAAAATCATTCCAATTTGGAAAGCGAAGGGTGATGTTACAGATGCTAATGAAGGTAGAGATTTAATTATTGAACTTTCAAAAGCTAAAACACCAAAAGGTATCGAATACACAGTAGTTCAAACAGTTATGTATGACGACCCTTGTGCAATTCACGAAGATTCAGACCAAATGAAAGAATGGTTAGAAGATGAGTTGACGTGGCAAGATGTATACGCTCAAAAACCTGTTGAGTATTTGGAAGCAATTGCAAGAGGAGAAACACCTGTTTGGGATAGTGAGTTGAAAAAGTACGTATACGGTGAGGAGTCAGAAATGTCTATCGGTGGTTCATCTAACACAGTGTCAGAAGAAACTGTTGACCCACAATCTGAGATGGAAGTTGATGACGACCTACCATTCTAACAAACACTAACACGATGATGCGGGATTATACCCGCATCATCTTTTTAATTTAAAGAAATATGGCAATAAAGAAAAAAGATTTTAGTAGTATTAAGAAGAAGTTCTCTACTTCTGCAAAATACAAACCCCAAAGGTTTTTTGACTTAGGGGAACAATTCTTGGATGCTGTTGGTGTTCCTGGCCCTGCTATTGGTCACTTGAATATGTTCTTAGGTCACAGTGATACAGGTAAGACAACTGCTTTAGTTAAAACTGCGGTTGACGCACAAAAGAAGGGTATCCTTCCTGTGTTTATCATCACTGAACAAAAATGGTCTTTTGAACACGCACAACTTATGGGTTTTGAGTGTGAAGAAGTCGTTGACGAAGAAACGGGTGAATTGGATTGGGATGGATTCTTTATTTTCAATAACAATTTTGATTACATTGAACAAATCACAGATTACATTAATGACTTATTAGATGCACAATCAAAAGGTGAATTAGATTATTCACTGTTATTCTTGTGGGATTCTGTAGGTTCAGTTCCTTGTAAAATGACTTTTGATGGTAAAGGTGGTAAACAACACAACGCAGCAACATTGGCTGATAAAATTGGTATGGGTATCAATCAACGTATTTCAGGTTCTCGTAAAGCGGACTCAAAATACGAAAACACATTGGTTATTGTTAACCAACCGTGGGTTGAACTTCCCGACAATCCATTCGGTCAACCAAAGATTAAAGCTAAAGGTGGTGAGTCAATTTGGTTAAACTCATCTTTGGTATTTTTATTTGGTAATCAGAAAAATGCAGGGACAAACAAAATCACCGCAGTCAAAGACAAGAGAAAAGTAAAATTCGCAACACGTACAAAGATATCTGTTATGAAAAACCATATTAATGGTTTGGGTTATGAAGATGGTAAAATCATTGTAACTCCTCACGGATTTTTGGCGGGTAAAGAATCTACTGAAGAAAAGAAATCGATTGAAGCTTATAAGAGTGAACAATCGGAATATTGGAAAGAGGTCATCGGTACTGATGGTGACTTCAAATTGGAAGAAGAAAAAGAAGTGTAACCTTTTAACACGATAAAAGTGGTTAAAACATTATTAGTTGACGGAAATAATTTATTCAAAATAGGTTTTCACGGTGTTAGAGAATTCTACCACGAAGGAAGACATATTGGAGGTATCTATCATTTTGTCAATACAATCAGAAGGTTCTTATCTGAACAAAACTATGATAAAGTAATCGTCTTTTGGGATGGAGAAAACAACTCCTCCCAAAGACGACTTATTTTTCCTGACTACAAACAAAACAGAAAACAAACTTTAAACGAATCTAAAAGAGAATCATTCGAATGGCAAGTCCAACGAGTGAAGACTTATTTGGAGGAAATGTTTGTGCGTCAAATTTGTATAGATGATACCGAAAGTGATGATTTAATTGCCTATTATTGTCAAATATCAGAAGATGAATACAAAACTATTTTTTCTTCAGATAAAGACCTTACACAACTTATCTCGGATAAAGTAGAGGTGTACCAACCCATGAAGAAGATAACCCTTAAAAACGGAGATATGGTACCTCTAAAAGAAATCTCAATCCCACATCAGAATATATCAACATTCAAAATTATATCAGGTGATAAATCTGATAATATTGATGGTATTCAGTATATGGGGGAAAAGACTTTTGTTAAGTTATTTCCTGAGATAGTTGACAATACGGTCACAGTTGATGATATTAAACAACGTGCTGAGGAATTACACAAAACCGACAAAGATAATCGAGCACTACAAAACCTTTTATCTGGTAAAACAAGAAAAGGGGTTTATGGTGAAGAATTTTTTGTTATTAACAAAAAACTCGTAGATTTGTCACAACCATTGCTAACAGAAGAGTCAAAGGAGACTATTGAACTTTACCACACAGAAAACTTAGACCCTGACGGTAGAGGATATAAGAACCTAATGAGGATGATGATGAGTGATGGAATTTTTAAGTACTTACCTAAACATGACAATGCTTGGGTAGAATTTTTAACACCCTTTATGAAATTAACACGTAAAGAAAAAAGAAGATTTAAAAACAAAAAAAGAAAATTATGAAAGAAAAGAGTGACATTACAAAACTAGAATTTTTGTTAACACTTAACGAAAACATTGTAGTACAGAGATACTTCAATGTCAGAGGTTACAACCCTAAAGCAAGGGCGAGTATGGATTTACACAATTTGGTAAAATCTGTTTCGGAAAAAATTCAAAATGATTTGAAGAGAAAGGCGTTAGATTACATGAGTGAGAACGCAGAACAAATCATGGCAAATCCTGACATTTTGGACACGTCAAATACTGAAGGTCCAGAGCATTTTAACATCTATGTTAGGATT